ATACCTTACGGTAATCAGTATTTACTTAGTATCAGTACCACGAATACTGATTACTATTTTCCTTGTTTTAGCATCGAAACAATATCCGATACCTGCTTATCTACTTGACTATGGACCTCATCCCCAAGCATTTCTTTTTCTCTCTCAAAATTGATTTGACCTTCTTCTACTAAATCAATCGGAAATGCTCTTTCCTCTTGAAACTCAAATGTATAGAAGCTCTCATTGAGTCTCACGCTAACCCTACTGGTCGCTCTGATTAGAGTTGGAACTGCTTGACTAAAATACTCTCTTTGTTTTGCCATCTCATCTCACCTACTTCTTAACTTTCGATACTCTGAGGGTTACTACTTCTTTTGTAGTCTGGCATGATGCTAATGCCGCTGCATCTACTTTTCCATTGTAGATTGCATTCTCAAGAGCATCCATATCTACATATTCCTTTTTCTTGATGATTCCTCTCACCTTCATATCTTTGAGCTTTTCAATCAATGCTTCCTCAATAAAATCTTGTCTTTCTGATACTGAGCAAGTTGCTTTGATATCTCCTGCTACAAATTCAGGTAGGTTAGATTCACGCATCAAGGTCTTAATCTCTGCATTTTCCTTATCTACCACTTTCTTGATTGAGTCCATTTCTGACTTTTGCATGTGATAGATTGGGAGTAGCTCGGTAAGTCTTTCCTCTGCTCCTTTCTCCTTAGCTGGTACCCCAAGGTCATCAAATAATGATAGTTGTTCAAGTTTTCTCTTTGCCATTTGTTTTTCCTCCTTATAATTTGGAATCAAATATTATATAGAATATTTAACTCTTTTGTAAACCATCCTTCATCTTCTTATTCTTAAGTGCTCTCTTTCCTCTATCTCCCCAATACCTTGCGTTATGAGCGCCCATCAATCCTCCTCTACCTTTTGGTACCCAGCTCTGGAATTTCTCAAGGAGTGGTAAGTCTTTTGAGTCCCAATACCTGGTTGCTCTGACCCCATTCTGCTCATACTTTGGCAGGGTAGGTACATCTTTTGGTTTGTCAAACTCATCATTCATATACCACTTATACCAACTATTGAGGGTTGGTACTGAGATATCAAGATGTTGAGCCACTTTAGTCGCAGTCATTTTCATAATTATTTCCTCCCATATAATTTGATTTGTTTATATTGTCGTAATACCCTTATCATATCATCTTCAAGATATTCATATAAAATACTCTCTACGTCATGCTCCTGGTCAAACTCTTCCAATCCGTAATATGCTTCCGCAAATATCCCGGTGATTGCCGCCATTGTATCTGAGTCTGACCCAAAGGCAACCGCCTTTCTGATTGCATCTTCAAATGATTTACTCTCTTTGAAACTTGCTATTGCTTGAGGTAGGGTCTCATAACAATTAGAACTCCATCTGGTCTGTAACCATAGGTCAGTAAAGGATAAATCAGCCTTTGGAATCAGATTTAGTTCTTCCGGTAAGCAATTTTTATTTAATGCTCCTTTAAGATTGAAAGCATATCTCAACATGACCTCTACCGAAATCAATGCTTCCTCAGTATTATGAGTTATTTTAGTGATATATTTTCCGGCTCTGAGCATATCAGGTTCATTCGTATATAAGAATGGTAATGCTCCTAACCTCATCATAGCCCCATTACCAATGCTCTTCTTTGATACCTTTTTACCCTCAACCCATCTTGAGAAATTAGGACCAAATGGTTTCTTTGGATATTTCAAATACCATTCCTTGAGGGTCTCTGCCATATCTTTATTATTTATTAAAGCATCTGCTACTGCAATCATCAAAATAGTATCATCAGTAAAGGTATTCTTTGGAGTAAATAATTCAAAATTCTCATTAAGGGTTGGTCTAAACTCAAACCTTGACCCTATGATATCTCCCAATATTGCTCCAATCATCTCACCACCTCCTCAATCTTGATAATAGAACCCTCAAGTCCTGAGTTTGATACATTTCCAAGTTTCTTTATTAGGTCATCAAGTTTATCAACATCTACTATAAATTCCATGATATTGCCATTTGTAGTTACATATTGATTATTAGCATCTATATGAATATCTTGCTTAATATCTCCGACCATAGCATGAAATACAATCCCACTATCAAGGGTCACTCTAAACTCTTTTCCAACCTCATCAGCATAATAAGTACCTACCGCTACAAGATAACTATCATTGAATTTTCTAAACCCCTCTGAGTCGGTATAAGCAAGTTGTTGGAGATGCCATTGTCTTGATGATTTATTAGTAATCTTCTCATAATCCATATAGGTTTTGAATGAGCCATCTGCATCTTCGGGCAATCCCATTGAGATATATCCTGACCCCTCTATTTCGGCGTGAGACTCAATAGTATTATGCTCCATGAGTATTTGGTCAGTCTCTTGAGTTGTTTCGATATAAACTGGTTTAATCACTTCAATCACATTTGGTTCCAAGTTTCTATTGACCTGCCAAATCAGATAACCAAATACCAATACCATGATGACTATAATACCTGCCATTTCTCTTCTCTGCTTTTTTATCTGATTCCTTTTGAAAGCTCTCATCTTTTTATTACATTCTCTGCATTCTTCATAAGTGTTCATAGTTTTTTATCCTCCTAAAGTTTGATTGGTTTGATTTCTACTACCTCTATTGCTTCGATTCTATCAATGTAATACTGACCACCATTGATGGATAGGTATTGCTCTGCTATCTCTTCCTCATTATAATTCTTAAAAAGTTCCAGGAAATCATATTTAGCAAATTCATCTTCATGCTCCATCACATACTCTTCAATTAGTCTGAGTAGGTCATCTTTCGATGACCCCTCAACCTCAATCATTTTAGTCCATGCTGTTCCAGTACTGAAAAATATCTTTAGCATCTCATTTCCTCCCCTATCCTAATAGATAATCAATTACTTCTGATTTATTAAGGTCTACCTTTCCATCTACCAAAGCATCTGCCATTGCTCCTTTTTTATTAATCAACTCTTCAATTCTTTCATCAATCGTATCCTTACAAACAATCGTGATTATATTGACATTTGAGGTGGTTCCGATTCTATGTGCTCTATCTTCCGCCTGCTCTTTATTTGCTCGATTCCAAGGACTATCAAGGAATATTACTGTTGATGCTGCGGTAAGAGTAAGACCGGTTCCCATTGCTCCTATTGTTCCAATGATGACTTTACATCTTGAGTCGGTCATGAATCTTTCTTGCTGCTCTTTTCTATCTTTAGTCTCTCCGGTAATGATTGCTGGATTGAATCTTCTCAATCTTTCCATTGTAGGAGTGGTCATATCGGTCCAGTTACTAAATATGATTGCCTTCTCACCATTCTCAACCAATTCTTCCACAATCTCCTCAAGTCTGTCAAGCTTTGCGCTCTCTTTGATTTGACTGCTTAATATCCCGGTAAATCCAGTAGCTTGTCTGAGTCTGATTAATTGAGCAAGTGGGTTATTGCTAACCTTGATTTTATCAATCTGCTCTTTAATCTCTTGCTTCACTTCATTATAAACCTTTGCTTGCTTGCTGCTCATCTCTACATATTCGATTGAGTGGAATTTCTCTGGAAGGTCAAGAGCATCTTTCTTGAGTCTTCTTAGCATCAATGATTCCAGGTTACTCTGAAGCTCTCCAAGATTTCTATATCCTACCACTTCATATCCACCATATCCTCCCATTACGCAATAATGCTTTTTGAATTGGAAGAATGAGTGCTTCTCAAATCCCAACCATTTGAGTACGATATATAAATCAAGCGGGGTATTCATTAAAGGAGTTCCGGTCATTGCTATTCTTGTTTCAGGTAATACCTTCAGGATAGCTTTGCCCTGTTGAGATGCTGGATTTTTACATTTATGAATTTCATCAATAGCTACCATTTCAATCTGACCATTCTGAGTCAATTCCTTGACCTTTTTTAGAATATCCTGGTCTCTCAAACTCTCCACATTTGTGATTAGGAAATAATCTTTTGGCAATTTGTTGAGGTCTGCCAATTTATCTTTGGATGAGCCAATAACCTCTTTGCCTTTGGAATTGATTTTAGTTCCTAATATATGAGCGGTTTCATTTGAGTGAGTACCAATCTCTGATTTCCAATTCCATTTGAGACCATTTACTCCGCAGATAATCAAGCAATGCTTATATCCTTTTGAAAGCTTTTTCGCTACCGCTATGTCAATTACCTGCTTTGTTTTTCCAAGACCCTGCTCATCCCCTAAAAGAAATCTGTCATGTTTTAACCCATATTCAAATCCTTCAATCTGATGGTCAAAAGGATTGGTTTTGAATTGAAATCCCTTTGGTATCTTGACCTCTTTTGGAACTAATGCTTTATAATCTCCGGTGATAGTAATTTCTTTATCTTTCACTGAGTTGATGATTTGTAGTAATTTATTTGCCGGGACCTCCCATTCTTTATTTGCTGCGTGCCAGAATCTGCTGCTCTGATTTCTCATCAATCCCACCAATTCTGCATCGTATGGAAAGCTTATAAATGCACTTAAGTCTCCATTGACTTTCTGAGCTTCTTTAATCTGAATGCTTATCATCTTTATTCCTCCTTGCCAAAGTGTTTTGAGTTTGATTTCTCATCTCTTACCAATATTATATAACATATTGAGATGGAAGTCAATACAAATAATAAAAAAAAGTAAAGCATCAAGACCGAAGTCCCAATGCTTTACCTATTATAAGGAAGGAGTGGTTAGCTGTTTAATTTTTAAGCTCTTGCGTGATAAAATTTAATTCCTTGACTGCCGCTTCAATGATGGTATCTAATTCCTGAGGACTGAGCTTAAATCCTTTTGAATTTAGAAAATCAATTACGTATTGCTTACGCTTTGACCCATCAGGGTCTTGAATCTTGAGAATCTGCTCTGCTGCGAGAACTGCAATCTCTGCGTAGTGATAAATTTCATTTCTCTTTGCCTCGGTATATTTCGATTTGACATATGGAGCAACCACTGCCGTCACGATAGTACCAAGTAGAGCAATTACCGCTAAAATGATTTGTATTGTACCATTATCCATTTTCTTACCTCCTTAAATTAGCATCAAGTCTTTTACAAAGACCCAGCTTACAATCTCTTTGATGAGCGCCTTATCTCCTGCAAT